TCTGCCACTGTGCACAAGAAGCTTCCGAGCGTTCTTGAGTACCTGCCAGGTATTTCAACCTCCGACGCGCTTTCTGTAAAGAAAGGTCGAAAGAGGGTTGTCCGTGGCGATCGTAAGCGTCGTAAAAGGGAGATAGCTAATGCTTTGCGTGAGCAAGGTGTTTGGCAAGCTATCTTCCTTGGTTTTATTTCTTTCGGTGTTTCCCAGCAAATGGGCTGTTGGCGTACCAGGAAGTGGGTTAAGCGGGCTCTCCGCCGTAACGGGGTGCATAAGACATGCGATGTGTTGAAAGACCTCGCAGTCTCGATCCGAGGATATGTCTTGTCGGATGTGCAGCCTACCTATGTCCCTGGTGTGCCGAACGTAATTCAGAAGTGGCTCCGCCGTTGCGTTGACAAAGATACCCTTGGTGGTCTCGCTTTCACGAGATTCGCCAGGGCCTTGCCAAAGCCAGACGCGACGGGACTTCAGAATTCGATGGCAGCCCATCTTGACCTTATCACGGCTAGACGTACGGTACCTGAGGGGGTTCAGGACCAGATTGAGCAGTACGTCTACTCTTTGACACGTGATAAGTTTACTGGGAAATCTCTTCATATATCCGCACCTATCAGCAATCACGCCGTCGGCGAGTGCAGCAAGGCTATGGGCGGTTACTGTGGGCAAGTTAACAAGCTTGCAGAGGATCCGTGCTTTCTTGGCATTGATCCACCACGTGACCGCGGCCCGAAGTCTGTGCTTACGCGCGCACTCTGGCGTACGGTTGATCAGGATACCAGCGACTCTCTCGTCCAGTATGCACAAGCTGCTTACGCACTCCCCTCGGTGCGTCTTGTTGAGCAGTTTGCAAGTGGAGAGGGTCGAGTCGTTCACTCGGCCACTGGTATTGCTGAGCAAGGTGATAAGTGCAGGATTATTACCGTCCCTCCCTCTTCTCTCTTTGCAGCGGGCGACGTATGTCGTCAACTGACTTGGAAGGTTGTCAAGCAATCTGACGTTCGCCTGTTCCAGGCGGACGAGTCTGCAAAGGCTCAAGCTTCCAAGATAGGTCTTGGGCGAGGTCAGGTCTACGTTAGCGCAGATTTGACCAAGGCGACAGACGGGTTTATACATGATGCAGTGCGGGCCGTGCTTCGCGGCCTGCGGCGCGCGGGATTGGACCCCCGCGTGGTAAGTTGCATGGCCGACACGCTTGGCGTCGGTCATAGGCTGCATTACGTTTCGTACAAACTCGTCGAGTTGCCACGTACCAAGAGAGAGTGGGCAGTCAAGCGATTCGATCTTAGCGAGGATGGAAAGTCTGTTCTGGTACCCCTGGTCCGGGGGATACTTATGGGAACTCCGTGTTCCTTTACCATACTTTCTCTCCTCAATGGGTGGTGCGCAAAGCCACTTGGACCCAGGACCATCATCTGCGGCGATGATGTGGCCTCGGCGTGCGCACCCGAATCGGTTGATAACTACGATAGACGGGTGACTATCGTAGGGAGCGGGCTTCATAAGCGGAAGACCTTTATCGGGCACAGAGGATTGCTCTTCTGTGAGTTGTACATTCTCCCGGAGTTCAGGGAGAATCGTTGCTTCGAACCGGTTCCGCTTAAGTCGCTCGCAAAGGACGGAATAGGGACAATGGACACGAAACACTTCGACACATTCATCTGGAGACGGATGGATCGTGCATGTCGTGTTCTGTGGCGAGACGTTCGTGCCAAGGCGCGCCGACTGGGCCGGTGGCCGCAACTGCCGGTCGAGCTTGGGGGCCTTGGACATCCCTCTTCTGGGAAGATGGGGGCTGTCCCTGGCTCTGTGCGTAACCGTCTCGCTACTCTTATTAAAGAAATGTCCCCTATGGAGAAGATTCCCCGTTGGCAACTTACTAGTCAGCCCAAGGACTGGTCTAGCTATAAGAACGATAATGAGGTGGCGTGGACAATGTTCGAGTCCAGCATAGCCACAGTGTCCGCGATGGACGATGTGGTCTACGAAGACCCTCATTTCGTTAGCTTCCGTGAGGCTCGTACGTTTGTTTCGATCACAACGAACGAGTTCTATACTGCTCACGGTGGTAAGTTCGTCAACGAGGAAAACCGAAAGAAATTCAAACCGACAAGAATTCAGTATCCGGGTGTTAGTTCTCTCCAGTACTCTGCGCGGGCTCCCATGTCGATGGTTGCTCGTGAGTATTGTGCAAAGCTGGACGCGGAAGGTGAGTTCTTGCCATACGACGCTGTTCGTCAAATTCGCAAGAGAACTTGCAAATCTGGGTGGGACTTGTGAGTCCGACCCAGGCCATGGTACCAG